CAACAAAAATTTTAACACCTTTTATTGACTCAGGATCTGAACTATTTTTACAATACACTTCAGCACCAACAAAACAGTTATTGTTTGATCAATTATTTTATAATGAGTTTAGACCACAATATAGATTCGATTCATTATTGAGCCCAAATATTTTAGCACCTTCATCTAAATTTTATGTTGGTAACACTAAAAACTTTATCAAAAATGCTGTGAGTCCTGTTACTGACATAGCAAAAGGTAAATTTGGAAAACCTAATATCGGTCCTGTATTTAGTTATGGTGAAATAGGTAAAGAATATGAGGGTAGTCAATTAACAAGTTATTTATTTGGTTTAAAGGCTAAATCGTTTTATGATAGTGTAGGGTTACAAGGAGGTTTTACTTGGACATCAAGAGACGGTTTTTTTGAACCTGGTAGATTAGTTGGGCCTGAGGGTAAAAAGTTTGAAAACATTTCTACTTTTGATTTTCAATCACAAAGCGAGTTTAATAAAACAAGATCCAATGATATCACATTAACCGATGGTTCAATATTAGATATAACTCAAAAGTTAGTAGACGCTGGTAATAATTCAACTAGAAAATTAGAACATGTAGGTAATGCAATTAATCAAGTATCTAAAGTTTTTAATGACGGATATACCGAGTTAACTAAAGGGTCTAGAGTCATTAGATACGAAACACCAACATCTAAGAAAACAGGAACCGCCGCCTTAACCGATGTTGTTGGTTATGAATACTGTCGATTATTCACAAAAGATAGTCCATATTCTTCTTACAGTAGGTTACAAAAAAGAGGAGGAATGTGGAGACAAGGTAGTACTAGTTCATATTCAGTATTAGATAACACATATAACTTAAATATTGCACCAATGGGGGCGATTGATAAGTTATCATCAACTAACCTAAACGTAAATGGACAGAAGGTTAAAAAATACATGTTCTCATTAGAAAATCTAGCATGGAGAACTTCAAATAGGCTTGGGTACAGAGTGGAAGATTTACCTGACTGTGAAGTTGGACCAAATGGAGGAAGAATTATGTGGTTTCCACCTTATGATCTAACATTTGATGAATCAAGTAGAGCAAAATTTCAAGGAACAGAATTTTTAGGTAGAATTGAGCCTGTTTATACATATCAAGGGTCCGAGAGAACTGGTAGCATATCTTTTAAAATAGTTGTTGACCATCCTGCGGTACTTAATACTCTAATACAAAAAGAATTACAAAACGTTAGTTCGAATCATGAAGTTACAAAAATTATTGATTCGTTCTTTGCTGGATGCTTAGAATATGACCCGTATGAACTATTAAAAAAATATAAAGTATTTAGTTTAAATGATATATTAGAAGTAACAGATTACCTTAGAAGTAGAGAGGATTACCAAAAAATTAAAGATGAATTACCGCCCACTGACACTGAACAAACTGTAACAACTAACACAAATCCATCTACAAATTCAACCGACACAGAAACAGTTAGTAGTGCCACAACAGCAACAACTGCAACAACAGCAACTACATCTACTGTTGAAGTTACTGAAGCAAAAAAACAAGAGTTTCAAGAAATACTTTTGTTTTTTGATCAATCAATTCCTCGTGAAGCAGATGCCGGTAAGGAATCAGAGTTTAAAAGTTATTACAATTCTTACAAAAGTTTGAAATCTACATATAGTTCTAGATTTTCTAATAAACTTGTAAAATATTTACCAGGACCCGCAACGCAAAAACCAATTACTGAAAGTTTTAAATACAATGAATTTGTTGATACAAGAAAAGATCAAGTTGATGTCACTTTCAATTTCTTTCAAACAGAATATAGCACATTCGAAACTGAATTTTTATCAACTGTTCAAAAATTATTAGAGGCTGATAAAGATGTGAGTTTTGAAATACAAGGGGCAGCAAACTCTAGCGGTAGTCCTGATTCAAATCGTAAATTATCAGAAAGAAGAATAAAGGCGGTTTTGAAACAAATATTAGATTATAAAGGTAGTGGTAGTAAAGATTTAAGAAGTTTTTACCCAACTAAGTTAAAAATAACTGAGTCTCCTTTAGGTGATACGGCTCAGTTGAATGAAAAAAATTATAATGATGTTGATTGTGCTAAAGAGTTTAGATCAAGTACTGACGATGGAACTTATTCGGTACAGGCTATGTTGTGTAGGAGAGTAAAAATTACTAAGTTTGAATTTACACCCGATCCACCAAAAAGTTCGGAAGCGTCAACACCAACAACAAATCCTGAAGTAACCGAAGGGGTATTAAATCCTGATGCTGGCGAAGATAACGTTAATGTCGCACCACCAAGTGCTAGCTTACCCGATGGGGTTTCTACTCAAACAACAGAAATAAAAGATAAAACAAATCAAATAAGAAAAAAATTAACAAAAAAACTATTTAGACAGTTATTCAGTGAGTGCACATATTTTCAAATGATACAAGAAAGTGACCCATTAGTTTATAACGGTATAAAAGAAAAATTAAAACATTTTCACCCCGCTTTCCATTCGATTACTCCCGAAGGTTTAAATGCTAGACTTACATTTTTGAATCAATGTATGGTACCTGGTGACACTATACCGACAGCAATAAATGTAGGTAATAATGTTACTTTAGCGTATAATGATGTTTACAATAGTGCTTTTGGATCACCACCGATCTTAGTTTTAAGAATAGGTGATTTTTTTCACACAAAAATAGTACCTGATAATTTAACTTTAAAATATCAGGATGCTAAGTGGGATTTAAATCCTGAGGGTATTGGAGTTCAACCAATGATTGCTGAAGTAACTTTAGGTTTTAAGTTTATTGGAGGACACGGTTTAGCGGAACCCGTAGCTAGACTTAATAATGCACTTTCATTCAATTGGTACGCTAATACTGAAATATACGATGAAAGAGCAATAGAAACCGACGACTTTACTTCAAATTTAGACAAAAATGTATTAGAAGATATCGACCTTAGTCAATCAGGTATTCTGAAACAAGGACAAGATAAAGATAGTAACGATTCAGGTAATCCAATAGGTACAGTTGAAAATGCCTATTTTGATCCACAAACAAATCAAACAACAGGATTTATTAATTATAAAGAAAAAATGAATTTAATGTTGAAGAATTCTAAAGAGTTGTTAACTAATATTAAAAATGCTCTATTTGAAGTTTCGGATCTTAGATGGGGAGGTTTAATATATTTTACATCTGATAGGCAGTTTTCACAAGGTTACGTAGATAAACTAAATAGTAATACTAATGTTACAGAAATTTTTGGTCAATCGTCAAGTTATCAAGAAAAAGTTGAAAAACTTTTTGAAGATACTAAGCAAGATATTGACAATGACTTATCTCCAATTTTTCAAAACTTTCAGTTTGCAAATCTAAAAGAAATTGATTTGAGAAAAGTAAAAAGAAAATTAAAAGAAAGGTTAGATATTATAAAAAGTAATTGGACTTCAAGATTTAATGATCAAAATAATAATATAGTACAAAGTCAATCACCATACGTACAAATAATGGATCAAATGAATTTTGTTTTAACAAATAACGATGGATTTACAAATAAAAAAGGTGGGTTAATTATGTATTCTGTAAGTTCAACAACACAAGTTGCTACCACAACATCAAGTAACGGTAAAACAAATACTTATGATGAATTAAAAAGTGACTTGATAGTCATTGGTGATCAGTTTCAAGATTTTATAGACCTTTTAAAAGAAAAACAAATTATCCCTGATGGTAATGATAAAGTTTATAATGATAATTATGGTTTTGATCTTTATCTACCTATTAATAAAAACGCAGTTTATAAAAGATTTTTTATGACTTTAGGTAATACTGTTGTAGGTTCTAGTAGTGATGATGGAGGAAACGACATTGAGTTTTTTGTTGAAAATTTAGTGGGAGATTTATCTGATGATAAAAAAGAAGATTGGAAAAAATTTATTTATACAAACTTAGGTTGGAATTATATTAATTCTCAAGTTACTAAAAGTAATGATATTTCTAAACCTAGACACATTTTTGAAGAATCGTTTAAAGTTTTAGATAAAAATAAAAGTGAGTTTGAAACTGAATTTAATAACAAATATAGCGAAACCACGTTTAAACCATATGAGGAAAATAAAATAAGAAGATTTACACTAACTAAACAAGATAATATAAATCCGACAGCTCAAGATAATTTTACAAATCTTTGGTCGTCAATTGACTCATCAGATGAATACTTTAACCTTAAATTTAAACCAAAATAATCATGGAATATTATAACAGATATCAAAATTTTCTTTTTAACGGAGTACAAACGGTAGTTCCTTTTCTGACTATACAATCAAAAAGTACAGATAGAAGATATATTTATAGAAAAAATCAAAGTAGGTTAGATAAGATTAGTAATGACACTTATGGTTCACCTTTCTTTGGTTGGTTAATATTATCGGCAAACCCAACCTATGGTGGGTTAGAGAGTAATATTCCTGATGGTTCGGTTTTAATAATACCATTTCCATTATATGGTTCTTTATTAGCCTACAAAAATGCTCTAGATACACATATATTTTATTATGGCAGGTAAAAAAGGAAAAATATTAGTTGAAGCTGATTACGATAATATAATTTTAGTAGACCCTAACAAAGTAGTGATAGGTCAAGATATTGTTGATAGATTGGTTGATCATGAAGATTTGGTATTTTATGCTAATTTAGAAACGAGAGTTATCCCTAGAACTAAACTTGCGGTAGGTGAAGGATTTGGAAGTCCTGTAACAAACACACTAATCGCCAGTATTCAAGGAGAAGCAGACCCATTCGATAAAATTAATTTTTTACAACCAAAAGGAAAAAAAGCCGATAATCAAGGACAGACCACTAGATTTTTTGACACAAGTTGGTCAGACCAAATCACAGGTAAGGGGTCTAGAAGAGGAGGCGGGTTAAACCAAACCTCACAATCATACCAACAAATAGACGGTTCAATTAGAAGAATCAGAAATGTTAGTAATTACAACGATAGTCAAATGTTTGGAATCAAATCAATTGATATTGAGTTAACACCAAACGCAGGTCCTGGTGGGTTTATCCCTTCCGCAACAATAAAAATGGTGGATGTTGGAGGAAGGACTTTATTTGAACAAGGAGAAAATTCAATATATTCTGTTTTTTTCAATCAACCGTACCCTTTATTTTATTTAACAATAAAAGGGTATTATGGTAAGGCAATAAGATACTCACTTTATCAGTCGGATTTTCAGTGTAGTTTTGATAGTGGTAGTGGAAATTATGAAGTAACAATAAAGTTAGTATCAAATTTGATGTCTTTATTATTTGACACTTTAGTTAATTATGCTAAGACGGCACCTAAAATGTTTCCTACTATTGTAAAAACACTACAACAGACAAATAATAATCCCTCTAATGGGGTTAATTCATCTTCCCAAGCAAATAACAAACAAGTCACAATTGGAGAACAAAAATTAAATGAAGTATATGAAATTTACGAAAGTAAGGGGTTAGTAGAAAAAAATTTCCCAAGAATGACTATAGAGTCATTTATGATGAGGTGTGATACATATATTACTGATATAGAAAAAGAAATTGTAAACGGAGACTTTACTGTTTTTAATGACTTACAAAGTTTTCAAGAAAACTTACAAGAACTAAGATCCAACTCATATGATGAAATAGTTTCTACTTTTTTGGATACAGAAAATTATGTTGTGGTTGACACTAAAATATATTATCAATTCAAACCAAATATTGGATTTGGTGTTAGAGATGATTTGAAAAACGCAATAAAAGCCGAAACTAGATCTGCGGTTGCTAATCTACAGAACAATCCAACTTTTGGGTTAACTGGTGAGTACAAACTTGCAGGACAAACGTTTACCAATCAAAAAATACCAGTTAATTTTCCGGAAGATGAAGTATTTTTTGATTACGACTTTCAAAATCTAACTACAAAAAATTATGAAGAGACATATATTAAAAGATATAACAAAACACCAACTCAAGCCGAGTTAGCAACATTTAAGACCACACTTAGTTCGCAGTTGAAAGCTATAAGTCTTAGAATAGACCCATCAACAGGTAACATAATTCAAGATAAAGCGACTTTATTTTATTATGGTGAAACAACAAATGTAAACCAGAAATATGAGAAAAATAGTTTTCTATGGAAGATTTACGATATACAAGGTAAATTAGATGCAAAAAAACAAGACATTGAGAATAAATTTACTGACTACTTATCCGATAGACTTATAAACGGTAAAAGTGGAAAAGGCGGTTTAGGTTTTGTCCCAACTATAAGAAATATTTTTGCTGTATTGATTGCTGGTTGCGATACTTTCTATAGGTTAATGGAAGATACGCATACACTTGCTTGGAACAAAAGGAATGATCCACAAAGAATTTTATCAATAATACCACCAGATAAAAACTTCACAATCGATTCAAAAAATGTAATTAATTATGGGGATAACACTTTGAACGATCAAAATGTTGTTTATCCTTGGCCAACTTATTTAGTACAAAGAAAAGATAAAGAAAATAGAGATATCTATAACTATGAATATTTAGGTGATCCAAATAATGAATCAAAAACAAATGCGTTTGATTATAACGTTTGGCCTGAAGTATATTTTACCGAAAATTACTTAGATGCTGCTGTACAAAAAAATACTTTAGCAACTTTAAGTAATTATAATAACCCTGCTAGTTTATCTGATTTTGCTTCTTGTAATGCTATTGAATTCCCATTCAATAATCGACCTTATGAGACCACAGCGGAATTACCTTTCTTTTATGAAATCTATGAAAGAGCAAAATTATTAACACATTATAGTGGATTTTTTGCACACCCATCAATAGATATAAAAGTAACTCAAGTAGATAAATTTCTATCAGACTTAGAGGCTACAAATATTAAAGAAGCAACAAGTAACAATCCATTCATACAAGACAAACTACGAAACTTAACTTTTAATTTAACATCATTTACCCAAACACTAAAGGCCATATCTAATAACGGTACAGGAACTTCTTGGTTAAACTTTGAGTGCGGTAATTATGTTACAAACATTATAGAAAATTTAGTAAGAAATAATTATGGTTTTTATAATATAAATAATATTGATGGAGCCTCTATTGCGTTGAATAATACTTCTTCATTAGAAGCCAACATGAAAAAATTTATAGAAAAACCAAATCCTTTAAATAATTTTCAGGTTCCTATACCTTTCATGTTTAACTCAAGTGATGATACTCAGGATTGTTTTATATTTTTGGATGATAAAAAGACTATTGCGAGATTAAACGAAACAGAAAAAATAAAAAATATTAATTTGTTCAATGACTATTATAGTTATATGGATCAAAACAGCGCATTTGATGCTCTTTTTGACCGAACAACAGGGCAAAAAATTACAACTAGTATACAGTTAAAAACTTTCTACGACAATAAAGATAATACTAAAATAACATGTATAGATTCTGAATATAGTACGGATATTGGTGAAGTAGGTAGTAGAGCAATTTCTTCTTTACTTAATACACCATTTTTTGTAAACGCAATTGTAGATGGTGTTAATAAAGAAAAATTAGGCAAACTAAACCCATATGCGGCTTTAGGATACCTTTATTTAAATTCTTTACCATTTCAGAAGTTAAGTTCAGTATTTAATCGATTAGAAAACCAAACACAATTAAAAACATCAAGTAGTATATGGTCTTCTTTTGTAAAGTTTGGTGCGATACATAGAGTTCCATATGCATGGTTGTTAAAGTTAGGTTCTGTTTGGTATAGATATAAAACTTTTATAAACGATGGAAACGACATATTTTCCGCTATAACAACTAATTTTGATTATATCAAAACATATGGTGGTTCATCTTTATATCCAAATAATCCATTTAAAATAAAAAACTATACAGGAGGAACTATAGATTACGAAGCGTTTAAAACTGTAATTGATCCGAACGATTCTACTAAAACAACCGACATAATCAATACAGGATTTTATCCGTTTTTGATTAATGATGTTTATTATTATTTTACAAAGAACGAACTGATTACAAACTTCTCTGAAACAGAATTTGAAGACTTATATTTGTCAAATAAACTTAGAGTAGGTAAAAACACAAATGCGACTAAAATATTAACAACCGGAAATATACCAACAAATCTAAAAAGAAGTATTTTTTACAATTCATTTTACACTTATAGTATCTTCGAAAAAGATATAAAATTCAACAAAGATGAAACAATATATCTAATGTACCCAAGTAATGGTGGTTTAGATTTGAATGAGGGTATTTTAAGATGTATTGATAGTACTGGAAAATTAACTAAAGAAATAAAAGACAATAAATCTTTTTATAATGGTTCTGCTAGACCAATATGGGGGTTACCTAATTTTGGTTATTATGATATTGATAATAAGTTAACAAAACTATTTAATAACCCTGAAAACTTTTTGGAATTTTCAGAAGATAAAGCAGAAACAACTACATCCTATAGTAGAGTTGAAACATTAATAGACATATTTGGTAGAGACATTTTAGACGGATTTGAATCATTATTTTTAGGGTTTTGTAATTCCACACCATCACCTAAGGATGTTTTTCCTTTAGTTGGGGACATATTTCAAGCCACCTATACACAACCATCAACAACACCTGAAGTTAGAAATAGAAAACTAAGTGATCAAATTTTAAGTTTACTTACATTAAAAGGTACTGATGTAGTATTAACTGGTGATGAAAATACCGATGGAGTCGCATTAGCAAATGCAAGTTCTAAAAATATTTACAACTTAGTTAATGATTTTATAAAAGACGACTGTATTTTGAAAATTGGTAATCCACTTAATTATAATAGAAAGTTATATGCTTCATTTTCAACCGAACCTTTGTACCAGATAAAAAAACCAATAACATTCAATACATACCAAAAAGGTACATTACCAGGTGATGGATATATTTTAGGTCCAAATGAATTACTCAAAAGCAAAACACTAAATCAAGAAAATAAAAAGGCGTGGGACACTCTTCTTACAAATGTCGGACCTTTCTTAAAAAACACAGATTACCCAAATAACATTTTCAGTGGATCCTCAATATACACTAATACGGGTTCACCTATTACTGATTTTTTCATAAAAATGAATATAGAGTTTAGTGAAAATAACGTTAAAACATTGGCACCTTTAATTTTAAGTTTTGCAAAACAAAAAATACTAACAAAAAATCAAAACTACGGTAAAACAGAATTTACAAAGTTTATTAATGATACACTGGGTAGATACTATAATGGACAGTCAGATTTCATGAAAAATTTATTCTTAGATCTGAATGCTAAGTTACCGGCAGCCAACATCGCACCAAAAGCGATAAGAGCGAAAGTTTCGGGAAATGTTAATAAGCTAAGTGTCTATAATAATTTACAGACATTTAATAATAGATGGATAGCTGGAAGTGATTTGAGTGAAAGAACTTTATTTGAAGATTTTTTATTTTTGAATACTGCTTGTGTTGACGTTGGAGATAGAATAGAGTTGAATGTTGAAATAGTAAAAAATGCACTAAAAAATAGTGATAGTAAATCAATGGCTGATGTCATAGGACAAATTTTAGAAGCCGATGGAACATCGGTACTTTTTGCTTTACCTGCTTATGTAAACTATTATGGTATACAAGATCAACAAAAAGGACTTCAACCAGTTAATTTCGATGCTGCAGACAGCATATTCAACACATTTACGGAAGTTAATTATTTGGATTCAAGACAAAGATTCCTTATTCAATATTTAGGAAATAAATCAGAAAATACAGGACAAAAAAATAATCAACAATATGCTTTTAATGATGATGCGTATGATTTAGGAGATCCCGCTAATTGTTCTGTAAGGGTACCAATAAACTTGAACACAAATTTTTCTAGAAATAATAGAGTGGTTGCGTTTAATGTTGATTTTGGTATTAGAAATCAAAACATGTTTCAAAATATAACTATAGATTTCGCAAGTAAAAAAAATACATTAGCAACATTTTTGTTCAATGAACAGATGGCAAATAATGTACCAGGAGATACTGTTGGTCAACAAACTCAGTCACTATACAGTTTTTATAAATCACAAAGTTATACATGTTCTGTAAGTATGCTTGGTTGTGCTATGATACAACCAACAATGTACTTTAATTTAAGGCACGTACCACTTTTTTATGGACCATATTATATTCATAAAGTATCCCATAATATTTCACCTGGTGAATTTAAGACAGAATTTGAAGGTACTAGACAACCAAAATACGCATTACCTGATCCTGATAGAACAACAAGTTTTGTTAGAAAATCTTATTTAGAAAACTTTAAAGATAAAATATTAAATACTGTAATACCTGGTAGGTTTAGTGCCACAACCGCAACTACATTCTTAGATGAAGGACAAGTATTCCCTAGTATTGTTAGGACAAGTAATGAAAATTGCAGATTCGTATTAAATCCTGATTATTATAGTGTACCATTTGTGTCCGCTAGAACTGAAACAATAGAGTATAGTTCTATTACAACTAATCTTGGAGTATTAACAAGTAAAATTAACCTCAAAATTTACATAATGACTAAAATTTTGACGGAATCATTTAATTCTATTGATGATACCGGCGGAGGCTCAAGATTAACTAATAGTCCTAATATTTTATGTTATAATAATAATCTAACGGCACTTACTGGTAGAAATAAGTTTCCTAATAAACCAAGTAATGAATTTACTTGTGTCGGTAATGATTTAGATGCTGAACCTTTATTTTCATTTTCAGATTGGAAGTTAAGTTTGAAAATAGAACATGATCTTTCTGAAAATTATGATCAAATAATTACTGATTTGGAAAATTTAATTAATACATCCGATATTCGCAATAACAAAACCTCAGCAGTAACTTATACTATAATTGCTGAAAGAAGTGCATTTATCGCTAAAAGAAATAAAGACGGTTTACCGATTAATGCTGATGTAATTAAAAAATATGTAGAGTTTAATATTGCTAATGGAGTCTTTAGTCGTGATTTAGTTAACGGATTAATTTTTAATGCTGAATATGTCTACGATAAATACATACCACCTTGTGAGGTACCATTTAATATTAGTGCAACTTCAGTTACAAATACGACCGCTAAAATAGAATGGTCAGAACCAGGCATACCACCGACTAACGGATACCAATACTATTTAACGACCGATATTAATTTTGTACCTAATGCACTGACAACACCTACAGGAACGGTCGCTGCGGGAACACTCTTTGTAAATTTAACATCACTTACAACAACAACTACTTATTTATTTTGGATAAGATCTAAATGTTCAACAACTAAATTTAGCATATGGAATAATATAGTATTTGTAACCACATAAATTTTTTCCAAACATTAATATATTTATAATAAAAAACTATGAGCGTAAAAAAACTATTAGATGATTACTTGAGAAAGGATACAAGAATCACAGAGAAACAAATTGACTCAGACCATAAACAAGTTTGTGATTTAGATACTGGAGATTGTTATACTATTAGAATGAAAGATGGTCTTATTGAGAGATTTGATAATACGGTACAAAAAAACAAAACTCTGAGAGTGGAAACACCTACAGGTGTTAAAACATTACTTAACGGTTAAAAAATTCAAAAATGAAAATAGAACAAAAAATATTAGAAGAACTTAGAAGATTTAATGAAATAAGTAAATATGTTTTAATCGAACAAGATCCTGGTGCCGCACCACCACCTCCTCCAGGAGGAGAACCAACACCACCAGCCGGAGGTGCACCACCACCCCCACCACCTGCGGGAGGACCTGAAGCGACTGAAGGTGCTAACGAAGAACCATTAAACGTTGATGAAGATCCTGATGTTGAAGTAGTTGACGAACCTGGTACTGATACTGCGACCGATACAGGTGAAGAAGAAACTAAACCTGAAGGTGAAGAAGAAACGGAAGAAATAGACATTACTGATTTAGTTAACACTCAACAAGAGATTAAAGATAAACAACAAGAGATTATGGATAACTTGTTTGGTAAATTAGATGATTTACAAACTAAGTTAGCAAACATGGATCAAATTTTTGACAAGATATCCAATCTTGAGGCTAAATTCGATAGATACAGAGAAAAAACGCCTGAAGAAAAATTAGAACTTAGATCATTAGATTCATATCCATACAATCAAAAGTTAACGGACTTTTTTGATGATAAAAAAGTTGATATGGAAAAGTCAGGAAAAAATGAATATATTTTAACATCTGATGAAGTTGAAAACTTTTCACCAAATGAAATAAAGAAAACATTTAACAAATACGAACAAGACGAAGAAGAAATGTAAAAATATAAGGGACTCACAAGGTCCCTTTTTTATTTGACATTTTAACAATTTCACTTATTATTGACATAGATAAAAGAGTTAAAAATTAAAAACAAAAATCTATGGCAAATTCAATTGACGCGGTACTAAAACAGTACGAAAAGAACTCACAATCAAGTGGTTCTCAGAGACAAAACATCTCACAAGAAGACAGAATGAAAAAGTATTTTTCAGCTATTCTTCAAAAAAATGAAAAATCTGCACAGAAAAGAATTAGAATCCTACCTACTAAAGATGGTTCATCACCATTTGTTGAGGTTTGGTATCACGAAATTCAAGTTAATGGTCAGTGGGTTAAGTTGTATGATCCTGATAAAAACGACAATGAAAGATCACCACTTACTGAAGTTTATAATGAACTTATTTCCACAGGAAAAAAAGAGGATAAAGAATTAGCGTCTCAGTATCGTTCACGTTTATTTTATATCGTAAAAGTGGTTGATAGAGATAATGAACAAGATGGTGTTAAGTTTTGGAGATTTAAACACAACTACAAACAAGAAGGTGTGTTAGACAAAATTCTTCCTATTTGGAAAGCAAAAGGTGACGTTACAGATTCAGAAAAAGGTAGAGACCTTATTATTGAATTAACAAAGGCAAAAACACCACAAGGAAAAGAATATACCGTTGTTCAAACAATTATGTATGATGACCCTTCACCTGTACATGAAGATAAAGAAATTATGGAAGGTTGGTTACAAGACGAACTAACTTGGACTGATGTTTACTCTAAAAAACCCGTTGAATATTTAGAAGCAGTTGCAGTCGGAGAAACACCAATGTGGAATTCTGAACTTAAAAAATATGTTTATGGTGAAGAGGCTGAGATTTCATTAGGTGGAACACAAAAAGAAGAAACACCTATTGTTGATCCACAGGCAAATGATGAACCATCTGAAGAATTACCTTTCTAAAAAAATTAAAATATGAATAAGATATCACAAAAAATGTATGAAGCCCTGACCTTGAAATATAGGTCAGAAATGGCTGAAGCAGAAGCAACACTATTAGTTTATTTCAACAACCCTGTTGGGATTGGTGAACATCCACAACATTTAGAAGAAATGGATAAGTTTGTTGATAAAATGACTAACGCTAAAGATAAACTTGAAATGTTAGAAACAGTTTATAAGTATAATATCAAAAAAGATGATAAGTTTGAAATCACTGAAGATATGTTAAAAATTTTAAACGAACAAAAAGAAGAAGAAAATGGCAATTAAAAAGAACGACTTTAGTTCATTAAAGAAAAAGTTTTCGACATCTGCAAAATATAAACCACAAAGGTTTTTTGATTTAGGTGAACCATTCTTAGACGCTGTTGGTCTACCTGGTCCTGCGATGGGTCACATAAACATGTTCTTAGGTCATAGTGATACGGGTAAAACGACCGCCTTAGTTAAAACGGCGGTTGACGCCCAAAAGAAAGGCGTACTTCCTGTATTCATTATTACAGAACAAAAATGGTCTTTTGAACATGCTAAACTAATGGGGTTTGAATGTGAAGAAGTTGTTGATACAGAAACAGGAGAATTAGAGTGGGATGGTTTTTATATCTTTAACAATAACTTTGATTACATCGAACAAATTACAGATTACATTAATGATTTGTTAGATGCACAAGAAAAAGGAGATTTAGATTATTCACTTTGTATTATGTGGGATTCCGTTGGTTCAGTTCCTTGTAAGATGACTTATGAAGGTAAAGGAGGTAAACAACACAACGCAAGTGTTTTGGCTGATAAGATCGGAATGGGAATTAATCAAAGAATTTCAGGTTCAAGAAAGGCGGATTCTAAATACGAAAACACTTTGATTATTGTTAATCAGCCTTGGGTAGAATTACCCGACAACCCTTTTGGTCAACCAAAAATTAAAGCTAAAGGAGGAGAAGCTATTTGGTTAAACTCATCATTAGTTTTCTTATTTGGAAATCAAAAAGGTGCTGGAACAACTAAGATCACGGCAACAAAAGACAAAAGAACTGTTAAGTTTGCTTCAAGAACAAAAGTATCTGTAATGAAAAATCACATTAATGGACTTGGATTTGAAGACGGTAAAATTATTGTAACACCACATGGATTTTTACCGGGTAAAGAAGCGTCTGAAGAAAAGGCTTCGATTGAACAATACAAAAAAGATTATGCAGAGTATTGGAAAGAAATCATTGGTGTTGATGGTGACTTTGATTTGAAAGCAGAAAAAGAAGAAGTAGAATAGTAAGAACACTGTAAGTTTACAGAAATGACAAAAACCCTATTAGTTGACGGGAATAATTTATTAAAAATTGGATTTCACGGAGTTAAAGACTACTTTAACGGAACTGAACACGTAGGAGGTATTTGGCATTTCCTTAACACATTACGAAGGTTCATAGACGAAGAAAACTTCAACAAGGTTGTTGTATTTTGGGACGGAGAAATGTCAACATCCCAACGTAGATTAATTTACCCAAAATACAAACTTAACCGAAAAGGGACAGTCGAGGACTTCAAAGAAGAATCATTTGGCAAACAAAAACAAAGAGTAAAACAATACTTGGAAGAAATGTTTGTTAGACAAGTTGAATTTGAAAACTCTGAAGCCGACGACCTCATTGCCTATTATTGTAAAATATCTAAAGACGAATCTAAAACCATATTTAGTGGCGATAGAGACCTTACACAACTTATCTCAGAAGATGTTACTCTGTATTCCCCAAATACAAAAAAGTATTATAAAAATGGAGATAAAATCAAACTACATGAAATAGAGATTCCCCATTACAATGTTAAAACATTTAAGATAATATCTGGTGATAAATCAGATAATATAGATGGTATCTATTATCTAGGTGAAAAAACATTAATCAAACTATTTCCTGAGATACTTGATAAAGAGGTTAGTTTTTCCGATATTTTACAAAAGGGCGAAGAACTCCTAAAAGAACAAAAAGACAATACCGTACTTAAAAATTTACTGACGGGTAAAACAAAAGAAGGTATATTTGGTGACGAGTTTTTTGAAATCAATAAAAGAATTGTTGATTTATCGGAACCACTAATTAGTGAAGAAGGAAAAGAATTAGTTCACTCTTATTACTCTGAGTCATTGGATCCTGACGGAAGAGGATATAAGAATCTAATTCGAATGATGATGGAGGACGGATTATTTAAATACCTACCAAAAGGGGATGAGCAGTGGGTATATTTTTTGAAACCATTTTTAAAGTTAACAAGAAAAGAAAAAACAAAGTTTAAAACAAAAAAGTAAAATTATGAAAGAGCAGAATGATGTAACAAAGGTTGAGTTTCTAATTACACTTAACAACAATTTTGTGGTTCAAAGATTCTTTAATGTAAAAAATTATCATGAAAAGGCTGAAAGTTCAGTTGAATTATATGAGTACATTAAGTATCTATCTGAGTCACTTCAAACAAAATTGAGAAACAAGTGTATGGTATACATGTTAGATAACAGATACCAAATTGAAGAAGACCCAAGCGTTTTAGAAACATCAAATACAGATGGACCTGAAGTATTTAACATTATATTAAAGGTTGGAAATAAGACAATTTGTCATAGAGTGATTGATGCGAAATTATACCCACCAAAGGTAAGATATACCCTTGACATACGACCAGACATAAAAAACATTTTAAGAGAATTGACTGACATTTTATCAGACAAAAATTTATCTTATCAGTACCTTAATTATTCGTTCGCTTAACTATATTTATTAAAACAAGGAACAAAAATCTATACAATATGTCAGACAAAAAAAACTTCGGATACTTAGGAAATACTTTTCAAATTCAATTACTAAATAACATAATTACTTACAAAGATTTCTCTAATTCCATCATTGAAGTTATTGATCCTCATTATTTTGATAATCAATATTTTAAGATTATTTGTCAAATGATCAAAGAATATTATTCAAATTATGAGCATACGCCGACATTTAATACCCTTGAACAATTAACTAAGTCAGAAATTAGTTCACCGATGGCTCAAAAGAGCGTTTTAGATACGTTAGATCAGGTTAAGAACGTTTCGGACGAAGGTTCAATATATGTTCAAGAAAAATCTCTTAAATTCTGTAAACAACAAGAACTCCAAAAAGTAATGACCAAAGCTCAATCAATCATCGATAAAGGTGATTTCGAGAGTTATGATAAGTTAGAAGAAATGGTAAGGGGGGCACTTCAAGTTGGTGAAGTAGATAAGGGAACAACCGATGTATTTTTTAATATTGATGAGGTATTGGATGACGACTATAGACACCCAATTCCGATTGGAGTACCTGGTATAGACAACCTATTAAAAGGTGGTCTTGCTAAAGGTGAGATTGGTGTAATTTTAGCACCTACAGGTGTTGGTAAATCCACATTTACAACTAAAATTGCTAACCACGCATTTAACTTAGGGTATAACGTTCTTCAGATATTTTTTGAAGACAACCCAAAAATTATCCAAAGAAAACACTTTACACTTTGGACAGGAATACACCCTGACGACCTTTCTGAAAATAGAAAAGACGTAATGGAAAGAGTAAAAGAAATTCAATCATCAAGAAAAAACAAATTGATATTGAAAAAATTACCTTCCGATACTGTAACTATGAATCAGATTAAAAATCAAGTAAGAAAGATGATGGCCGAAGGTATAAAAGTAGATATGATTATTTTAGATTATATCGACTGTGTGGTTCCTGACAAAATGTTAGGTGACGAATGGAAGAGTGAAGGATCGGTAATGCGAGGATTTGAAGCGATGTGTCACGAGTTGGATATTGCGGGATGGACAGCAACACAAGGTAACAGAAATTCAATTTCATCAGAGGTTGTAACAACAGATCAAATGGGTGGATCAATTAAAAAAGCACAAGTTGGTCACGTTATTATTACGGTTGCAAAATCATTACAACAAAAAGAAATGAACTTGGCAACTATAGCAATCACTAAATCAAGGATCGGTAAAGATGGAATTATATTTGAGAACTGTAAGTTTGACAATGGTATGTTAGAAATAGATACAGAACAAAGTGTAACATTCCTTGGTCACGAGGAGCAAAAAGAAGAAAAGAATAGGAACAGAATTAAGGAACTGTTAGAAAGAAAAAAACAAAAAGAACAACAAGAATCTTAAAATAAATTATTAAATTTGTATAAAAATGGATATTTCGCAAAAAATATTAAGTGACATTACTGTCTTTATGAAATACGCTAAGTTTCAACCTGAATTGAACAGGAGAGAGACTTGGGAAGAGTTGGTAACTCGTAACAAAGAAATGCACCAAAGAAAGTACCCTCACATCAAAGATGAGATAGAAGAGGTATATAAAATGGTGTACGACAAGAAAGTTTTACCATCTATGAGATCATTACAATTTGGTGGAAAGCCAATTGAAATCTCACCAAACAGAGTCTACAATTGTGCATATATGCCAATCGATCACGTAGATGCATTTTCTGAAACAATGTTTTTACTTTTAGGTGGAACAGGAGTTGGATACTCAGTTCAAAAAC